GGTTATTCGGGCGCCTTTTATGAACTTACTGACCTTCAGTTAGTATGTGAAGTTTCTTCTGAAATGGTAAACGCTCCTCTTCAGTATAATTCGATTACTTCATACTACCACACTATTAACTCTACTAACGCTAACGTTAACTTCTCTCTCGGATTGAATAGAGTATCGTCTACTATGGTTAATTTCGTACCTTCTGATTATCTAAATAATTTAGACCATAATTCTCTACAGACACTTAACCCTCTTAAGAAAGACGGAAGTATCGGGGACGTTTCTCAATTAGTATTAACTAAAGGAGGTATGCGCTATCCACTCGACTATAATATTGATACGTCTTTTAAGAAGAACTCTAACACGAAACAGGTAGACCCGCAGATTATTAGAAATTATATGAACTCTATTATACCATTCAATAAGATTAGTCATACTCTTATCTCGCCGATTACGTGTAATAAGTCATACTCTACAGACACCGTAGGGGTTCTCGGTGGTAACATTTTCGGTGTAGGTGTAGCTTATGACGTCCTCGGGTCCGACGGAGCTGATTTCTCACAGCAGTCATGGGGTATGCAGTTAGATTTAGGTTTAGACGATAATAACCCTAATAGTGCTTTCGTCTTCGTCCACCATAAGAATACTCTCGTCTATGATAAGGGTCAGGTTCAAGTTATCGCATAAATAAAAAAATATAAATAAATATAAATGAATTATTTACCTGAAGATATATTTTCTCTAATTCTGAAAAAAAGAACTGAAGAAATGAAAAAAGATAAAGAGATAAAAGATAATAAAAAAAATTATAATAAAGTCATGGAAGATATAGATAGATTATTTTTTTTCGTATTAAGTGGTAAATATTATTATAACCAAAAAAATATATTAGGAATAGACGGAGAAAATGTAAGTAATTTTAAACCATTAGATTATATTACACCTTATAAAATCTATACTTAATTTTTTAACATTTTTTTATTTATTTTTTATATTTATTAAGTTATAAATATAAATGTCTCAATACACTAAACCTGATTTTCTTAAGGCTGGTCCAGTTATTACAGACCCTACGTCACGTATCGACACAGAGGTACTCGAGCCCGTTTTTCACTCGGATACGTTCTGTCGCCTACGGTTATCTAACAAGGGCATACTAAATGCAGGTTCACGTATTACTTTCTGCGTAAATAGTCCTTCAACTGAAAGCTTTTACCCTCTCTCTGTAGGTGTAGGAGCGCTAATCTCTCGCGTCGCCTTTAAGTCAGGCGGTAAGACTATCTGTGAGGTTCAAGACTGGGGACACCTCCACGCATTCGAGAGTGCTTTCATGGACCAATCTGTTATCAAGGAGAGAGAGCAGTTTTTATCGGGTAGAGCGCTATCTATGACTTCAGCTTATACAGACAACCAACCGAACGAGAGTACTCATATTACTTTAGATAATGGTAAAGAGAAGGTAGTAGATACAACACTCGCGACGTCTACTAATCATTTAGTTCATGATTTTATGAAGCTTAATAATGAACCAGTTTTTTCTGTAAGATTAGACGACCTTATACCGTGTCTCAAGGGTCAAGAATTACCGCTCTTTAAAATTATGGAAGACGTTGATATCGAAATTACTTTTTCGGAAAATAAAAAGAGAGTAAGTATCGCCTCGGGTGGTGACCTTACTAAAGCATTTACAATCAAGACCTCTGAAACACGTCTTATCGCTGATTACACATTTTTAGACGTTGAAGAAATGGACGCATACATGAAGGGTGAAAAAGGATATTCATACACCTTTAAAGAACCACGACTTACGAAGACTACCCTCGCTACTGCTTCAGACTGGCAAAATCAGATTAGAAATGTAGGAGGTGCTGGGCGTGTAGTTAGAAGTGCAGTAGTAAGTGTTACGTCTGAACTAATTAACGCCTCGGGACCTATTAAGTCGGTTCTCTGTGATTACAGGTCTATCGCGCCAGAGAGTTCGGGTAAAGGTGTATATGGTAAACTAACAGCCAACTTTAAGAAAAATGATAGGTTTCTCTATCCTATTGATAGGTCTAACTCTGCTCTACACTTTCACGGGCTTATGGACGCTCAAGGTGGTCCTCCTCATATCTGTAGGTCTCTCTACAATAGACAGGGATACTCTATCGCCGACAATAAGTTCGAAGGTCATGCAATAGGAGGAACACACCAAGACCAACTTTTAGGACAGCAGTTCTATACAGCATACCGCTTTAATGATAACATGAGAGTAGATAGTCGTGGTTTAGAACTTCATTCTAAATTAGAAACCATGATAGACGCAGAGAAACCATACGTATCTCGGTGCTGGATTATGGTAGAGAAGATTATGACTATCGTAGACGGGAAGGTAGACGTCATGTTCTCTTAAATAATAAATTATTATAAAGTCTATATTTTTCATAAAGTCTGTAAAGTCTGTAAAAATAAAGTAAATAAAAGTAATTAGAAAAATAGGAAATATGAAGAGTTTAATTATTCATATTAAAAATAACATTTTATTAAAACTTATTTTTATAGACTTTACAGACTTTTTTTATTTTTTTATTCTTTTTATTTTAATCTTATTATATACTAAAATATATAATGAGCGATAAAGATAATCTAATCGAAACATTAAAGAAATCTCGTCCGAATGCTAAAGATAGTACTATTAAAATGTATAGTTCTAACCTGTTAAAACTTCAGAAACTAATGGATACAAGTGATTTTAAGTTTTTAAATAAGTCTGATAATGTAAAAGAAAAAATAGGAGAATTACACTATACTACTCAACGTAACTATTTTAATGCTATTATAGTTTATTTAATGGCTGTAAAAGAAAAGAAAGACGACCCTCTTATAGAGGAGTATATCGAATTAAGAGACGAATTAAATAAGAAGTATGAAGACGAACAGGCTACAGGGGTTATTAGTGATAAACAAAAAAATAATTTCGTAGACATTTCAGAAGTAAATAAAATGATTGAAGACATGGGTAATGAAATAAAAAATAGAAAGATTAAGAAGAAAGAGGATTTAACAGCTAAAGATAAATCACTATTACAATCATATATTTTATTTAATATTTACACCAGATTACCTATGAGGAATGACCTCGCAGGAATGGAAGCAATAAATAAGAGAGTATATAATAAACTATCGGAAGAAGATAAAAAAGAAAAGAACTATTTAGTTATTAATAAAAATAGTATGTTTATGGTATTGAATAATTATAAAACGTCCGCGAAATATAAAGAGTTAGATATAGATATACCGAAAGATTTAGAGAAACTATTAAGACTATATATTCGTATTAATGGTATGGGTGTATTATTTAAGAGTTCAACAGGTAAACCATTATCTCGTAATGCATTAAGTCAATTACTTTTAAAAGAAACTAAAAAGAGAATGGGAAAGTCAATCAGTACCACCATGTTAAGAAAGATTTATTTAAGTTCTAAGTATGGTAAAGTAAAGGAAGAAATGGAGGCTGACGCTAAAATAATGGGTCATTCGACAGGTGTGGCTCAGAGTGTTTATATTAAAAAGGAACAAGAAGAAGAAAAAGAAGAATAATCTATCATTAAGTTTAAAATACTTAAAAAAAATCTATGTAATAGTAAAAATGGGTTATGAATTAATTAAAGATTTAAAAAATGGCGCGAAGAATGAGAAATTAGTAGTTTACTTTTTAAATAAACACGTATATAAGACGGATAATTTTAACTTATATCGAAATAATAAAAAACAGGTTGATTTTAGAAATACTGAAATTATAGCTGAATTAAAAAGTAGATATAATAGTTATGATAAATATGACGAGACCTTTTTCGGATACAATAAATTAGAGTATCTCATAAATAAGAAAGACCCTCGTAAATGGAAGTTTTATTTTTTATTTACTAATGGATTGTATGTATGGAGTTACAGAGAGAATGAGTATAATGTTAGAGACTTTTATCATAAAGAGAAAGGTATGATAAAGCAGGTATACGTAAATATTAAATATTTAGAAAAAATTACTGAAGATATTAATAGTAATACATTTTTACCTGAAGACTGTGAGGAGTTCTTAGGAGTTAATCAAACGAGACAATAAAAGACCCTGTCTTACTTATAAGCCCGTAATATCTTTTAACCTTATGTTTCTTCTTTAATTCTAAAGTTTTTTTCATTTTATTAGAGATAATCGGTTCTATTTTCTCTTTTAATTTAGGGTCATTATTTAATAATCGAATGGCTCTACGTACAGAAGGTATATCACCGTGTAATGCAATATCGCGACATGGAATATGTATCTCTTCTACGCTATTAAATGAAGAGTATTCTATATTATATCCATTATTACAATATACTATCACCTCTTTACAGAATGTCATTAATTTATTTTTTTCTTTTACAGATAATATTTTATCGGGGTTCTGATTAGATAAATAATTAATTAATTCTTCTTTATTTTTAATATTATAGATTTCGGTATCAGATTGTAATTCTTTTAAGTTATTTATATGAGACCATAATATTATACTTAATTTAATTTTATCCATGTTATTACAATTAGGTATATCTAAATTAAACTCTCGAATAATATCAAGCATGTCACCCTTACTGAAACTTTTATTAATCATTATATATTATATAATATTTTATTTTATATAATATAAACTAATGGCGCCG